ATGTAACAGATTATTCTTTTACTTCCGGTAATCCCGCCACCGATGTAAGCACGGAAAGTACCCCGGCCAGTGCAGTTGCTGATCCAACCATAACCCAGTTCACTTCCGCCATTACTGCAGTTGTCCCGATGGTTGCAATGGCTGTCTGTGCCATGGTCTTTACCGCTCTGATTCCTGCCGCTCTTAACCATTTTTTATTCATGTGATAAATCCTCCTTTTTCTCTGTTGGCAATGCCATAATTTCCTCATATAACTTTGTCCCAACCCCGTTTCCTTTTAAAGCATGATACTGTTTGTAAATGTCCTCTATGGACTGTTTTACATAGATGGGACAATACTGCAAATCATCATGGTACTTATTGTATGTGCGGATAATCTCCGCTCTTAGCAAGGCCCGTACACCGTTTCTACTCGCCATTACCTGTGTGTATAAATACACTAAAGCCGGGAGGATTACTGATGAAGCAACCCAGCCCGGCCATGACAGCTTTATATACTCAAATAATTGTATCGTAAAATCGCCCCCTTAAATAAATTTATAATGAGGACGTTCCTCACCGAACAAACAGTGCCTTAACCAGTCATCCAATATGATCCCGGCTCCACTGATCCAGAACCATATCAGGCTAAACTTGGGACATATCTGCCCCAGGATATTTCCAGGCATGTGACTGTAATCCCATATTCCCCAGCCCAGCCATATATTTACCACGCAGCCGGTTAACAGCTCAAAGCATGTAATGGTGGCCATTCCAAGGAACATCTGCTTGAAAAGAGACATCTGCCAGGGAATCCATTCATTAATCAGGCCCAGGACAACGAAGCAGATCCCGCCCAGAATAAACATGGTCCAGTGGGACCGGCCACGGAAAAGCAGCTCCATGCCTATGTAGATGATTCCTCCCACCAACCACAAGAACAAATATTTAAGTATCTGCTTCACTGTTCCCCTCTCCGGCCATGGCGGCGATTTGCGCCAGATAAGCCTTTAAAACATCGGACTGATACTCCACCGGAATATCTGCACCATAATAGATCTCCTGCAACTCTTCCGCCGTCTCCACGCTGTCAATCCATGTTCTTAAACTATTCCCGTAAGTCGTGTGGTATGAAACATGGAACATGGCTTTTTCGATCAAAATAGCTATGTCAGAGGCCGGATAGAACCGGCAGGGCTGTCCATCTGCATGATAGATGATTTCTTGCTCTCCTGAGGCAATCTGAGCCTGTAGGCCGAAGAGGTTCAGCTGGTCGGTCTGGGAGAGGCTGAAATGTTCAAAGCCGGTGGACAGCTCCACGGTGATTCCTTTGCAAATGGTCTGGCCGCAGGCTGCGTTTACCTCTGACCTCTTTGCTTCCTTTAATTCCTCCAGGGTAGGCTGCCCGGAGGTTTGTACCTCCACCCCGACTCCGGTAATTGTAGACAGGTGTGAGATATTACTGCTTAAGCCCGTCATTTGCGCTCTCTGGGCCATTATCTCATCCTGCATGGTTGGAGTCCGATATTCAACAATCACAACCTTATCCATTACTTCACTGTACGTTGCGGCGTCAATTCTGACAGGGAATTCTGAGTCAATTCTTATCTTGCCAGTATATACCAGACCACTTGATTTCCACTCTTCCACACCATCTGTCGAGTATTTGGTGATTGTGGGATTCGCGGAAAGATTTCTATGTATATCTTCAATGCTATTTGACCCAATGATAATTGCCACCGTGGCATTATAACCACTGCGATCATTCAAACTACAACTGCCGTTTGCTATGCTATAAATAGTATTTCCCACCTTAATGCTCTCGTTTTTCAT